ACTGGATTTTCTAATATTAATTTCTTTGCTTCTTTTTGTTCATCATTTAATTGAATGTTAAACTTTATTGGATTCTTAGGTCTTCTTTTTTCTACGAAGACTTCGTCGTGGTAGTTGTTGCTACTCATATATCTGTGTTATTAAAGAACGGTTAATACTATTCGATTATAAATAGCAAAAAAAAAAGAGGCCCGTTAGGACCTCTCTTCTTAAAATTAAACTCTAAAAGCTAATCTCTATATGTGATTTACATCAGATACGAAGATTTTACCGTAGAATTCTGGTCTGATCATCTTCTTAGC